TTGTTGCTGTTTAACTCAAACATGCCGTATCTCTTATCACGGGTGAATGGCTGGTGGGTGTTACCCGTTTGCGACAGTGTGCTAAACCCACCAAGCAACCATCCGTCTTGACCCAAATCAATGCCACCACCTTGTTGCCTTGACGACCAGCCAAAGACTTTCAATGGCCTTACCATACGCATGATGTAGTGTGCTTCTTTACGCACTGGTTGTAAAGTCGCTGACGACTGTGGTGCATTGAATCCAGTGTTGCTAAGGGCACCGCTTATATCTCCAACTGGCGTAATTGAGCGAACCCTGTTACTGTTTTCTTCATACTCTAACCATTCTCGCTTCAAAATATACACACCACCCCACGGTGGTAAATCACCACAGCCTCTTACAGCCCAATGGTCTTTTATGTATTCAGTAAAGTTAGATACTGTATCGCTCAATGTTGGACTACCTAGATCGGCTTTACCATTCAAAATCCATTCGGGATAAGATGTCCTTTGGTTAGTGCCCAATCCATCCGGACCTCCGTATGTTCGTTCAAAGGTCGAAGCATTGGTTCTTGATGAACCAGCGTTCTTTGACATAACAGTTTCAGTAACATAAGATGGAGTCAATGGGAATTGCTGTCCTACCGCTAAATCACTGTGTAAAGAAACAGCCTTTGTGCTGGTAACAAGATATTCTTCATTCTTGTTGTCTTTCCTTTCGCTATTAGTTTCGACAACCATACCAAGTCTTGGCGATAAGTCGGATTGGACTTGTCTGTGATCGGCTATCTCGGATAATGGAATTGGCATTACGCCTCTTTCAGCACTTGTTCCGCCCGTAGCGTCTTTCATGTTTAATGACCGACCCCAATTGTTGGCTGGATAGTGGATTAAATCTCCACTGCTTTGAGCATTGTCTGTTGGGTGTGCGTTGATATGCAGGTTGTTTCCTTTGGGTGTGGCTTGACTAATTGGATCGGAACCTTTATTCAACACTTTAGCATGTAAGAATTTAGCATTCGCACCTGTTAAATCCGTTTTGTTTGTTCTTTCAGCAGTGATTATACCTGCTGGCATCGCTTTGGGAGATACCATACCTAAACTTTCAATTTCTAATGTCCTACCCATACCGACCTTTCTTTCCTTTGGAGTCCACTTATCGTTAGACAACCTTGTGTAGCCTTGTAAATCAAATGCTTCGTTAGTGTGTTCGCTCATTACTACACCAATAGGAACGGTTCTATGTATTCCATCATTCAGTGCTGATGTTTGCCAATCGCCACCAACAGGCAATTTGTTCATGGTGTCATGTATTCCTCCGTCAAACCTACCCGAAGCCTGTATCTTTTGTTGATTGACGGCATCAACATTGGGCTTACCGGCAAGCATGTTCAAAGCATCGCTACCGCTTCGGAAACCAAAGGCTCTTACTGGCAACCTACGACTCCAATCAACAGCAACCATAGGATTTCTTACTGATGTTACCTCATTCCAAACATCATTGTTTTGACTATTATCCATGTCCAAAATAGAACGGAGAATGTTCTTTGTTGGGTTTAAGCCATCACCTATGCCCTCACCACGACTCTTTCTCCTTGTGTAACCGTAGTAAGAAAAGTGTGGTCGCAATTCAAGTGTTCCTTCGGCTTCATTAATACCATCATGCCCCATCAAAACTGCACCTGCGGCTCTTTGACCCAAAACACTGCCGTGCCCTGCGGCAAGGAGTCCGTTGTAGCCGTAATTCTGTAACCACTGGAACGCATATAGCCTCTCAAACGGCATAGAAACCTTTGGTGTTCCTTCTTGTTGGTTTCCACCCGCCTCAACATTTGCATTTCTTAACATCAAGCCCCGTAGTGGAGGACTGTTGATACCCTTCGGCATACCTGCACTTCTATACCGGAATGTCATGTAATGCTCACGGCTTGTGCCAAACAGTGCAGGGTGGCTATACTCCGCAAGCCATGTGCATAGGAAAGCATCGGGGGTAGCACCGGAGTTAGTGCCATCAGCCTTGACTAAAGCCAAGTCATTGTGTTCAGCATTTCTATCAAAATCACTTGACGATGCCAAGACTTGTCTTTTTGGTATTGGTGAAGCGGAGGCATTCACAAGATCTGGGTCATGTGCTATAAGAGGCGGCACCGTTCCTAACTCCGTTCCTACACGGGGTTGTAACCAACCAGCAGGGTGTCCATAATATGTGTTAGTGCATCGGATTTGCAGACCGCCGCTTTCTTTCTTTTGGAAGTTTTGTAAAGAAGGCTGTGGGCGACCGCCCATCAATAAATACTGACTTACGATAAAGCCATTTAATGTAAATTCTTCACCTGCGTTGTGTCTATTTCCTACAACTCTTGATGTTGCTAAATCTAAAGCCACAGCCGCATTGTGAGAGGCATTACCATACCCACCAAAATTCTGTAATTCTTTTCCTATAACGCCTTGAACAAAGTGTTGTTGTTCTTTAGCACCTTCTGTGTTAGTGTGTTCTTGACCCGGTGCGAATAAAATGTCATAGTTATCTTTTGGCGCACTACCGAAATACTGATGATGGCGAGGCAAAGTGTTATTTTTGATTTCACCATGTGGTAATCCATCAGCCGAGAAAGAACCTGCGTTAGAAGAATGACCCCTTACTTCTAATGTATCAAGATAATAAGATGTTGCACCTTGATTGCTATTTGCTGATTGGAAGCCCCAGTGTTTGTTCTCGGACTCGGCTTCAAACATCAAGGAATAAGCCGAACCACTTGACCGATGCAATTGCCTACGCATAGAAATTGGTGTTCCTCTTACCGTCATTGGCGTTACGAATGAATGCCCCTGCCTACCAAATCTAATTCGGTGGTGTGCTAATTTGTATGGTGCTAAACCTGCATTACCATCAAGCACTGAACCCCTTTCCACATGATCTGATAATCTATGAGATGCAAACAGTCGTGTGGTGCCGCTTGGTTTAGCACCGGGTGTATTGTTCAAGTCTAAACCAAATTTGCTGGTCAAAGTATCGTGAAGAATACGAACAGGATGGAAATGGAGAACCATATCGTTTGTGTCAAACTGTGAGGCTTCGTCTATTGTTGAATATGGACTTAGCCCAGCCTCAATTACCCCCGCTTTATCGGGTCTTGGTATGCTCAAACCACCCATTCCCCAAGATAAGTGTCGCCATGCTTGCACCCTATCATGACCGGAATATACAATTATGTTACCCGGTATCTCATCTTGACTTGGCAAGCGCAATTGCAGGTTCGATTCTATACCACTGTTTGGAGATGAAGGCAGTGTAGTTTCTTGTTTGGTTGCAGGATCTATTCGTGATTGTTTGTAATTGTAATCTCTAATGACTGTGCCAAAAGGTGAGCCACCTTCAAGAATTAACTGGGCACCAGTATCGTCAACTACTGGTAGTGAATCAAAGACCATTTCTTCATTTGGTATCTGTAATCCTTTGATTTGTTCAGTGTTGACATCCCTTACAATTCTATATGGCCTATGCACATACCCAGCGTTAAGGTGCGGTTGTCCGTTTGTTGATGTTAATGTTGACAAAACGCCCGATTTCAAACTATATTGACGCAGTGCTTGATGTTTGTCTATATCACCCGTTGTCATGTTTGTAAATTCGGTGTGTTCATCAGCGTTTCCGTCACGCAACTCGGAGAATCGTGAATCTAAAACCCCACCATCTTCAAACGCAACTTTCCATTTACTCGTTTCTTTACCTTTGAAAAGCATCTCACCGTGTCGAAGCGTGGTGGCGACATTTTGGGTTAATGTTATTGTCGGTGTCGCACGGAACAAAAGTGTGTCTGTTGGTATATCTTCAACAAGACTGGAAAACAGTAATCGTGAAAATGTAACACCGTTGACTACTCTTTCATCTAACACACCACTAATGACACCATACAATTTACCTTGAGAATCAACTAATTGACCCAAATTCCCTACGGTTCGGTTGACATAATCCGTCAATTCCATGTCGCCGCCAAAGGTTTGATTGTCAATACTTTTGATACCTACACTGGATTTCACAACCAAATGTCTGTTAGTCGTAGCGTGTTCAGTGGTATAGGATTGTAATGTGCTTGTAGCATTTTCATAATCCATCGTTGGCTTATACAATGACATCCCTTTAGTCAAACTTGTTTGGTTAGTGCCGGGTGTTAGGTTCTCAAGGTTGGCGGGATCGCCAAATGTAAGTGACTGTGGCGTAAGTGATTCTCCGTATATTGGTTCACCGGGTGTTAATCTTAAATTAACATTTTCAACACCACTCATTCTGTAAGTATGGGTGCTGGTGCTTAGGTTGCTTGCTAATGATATTGTCCATTGACTGGTTTTTCTTGTTCTAAGACCAAACTGATAAGGCACTATTGTCAAACCAATTTGGTTTTGTTCAGCAAGGGTTATTCGTGTTTTTGTTACGCTTGATACCGTGCCCACTTCCGTTCCAGTATTTGTTTCTAAGATAGCACCCGGAACAACCCCTATTTGCCTTAAATCTTGCATAATTGTGTTAGGCTCAAATTCCAACTGTGTGGTTGACAACTGCGGAACAACAGTGCCCGCACCTAAACCCATAGAAGCCTGTGACATAAAAGCGTTAAGAGGCCGAGAATAAGATGTTTGTTGAATTTCCGATATTGTTCCAATGTATGCCGGTGTGTATAACACTTGACCATTAGCCAAACCTTGATTGGTTGCTGAATGTAGCACTATTGTTGTAGTGTTGACGCTTTTCACAATTCCTAACAATATGTTGGTTTGACCTGCGACTTTGTATAGAGGTTCGCCTACCTTGATACGGTCGCCATACTGACCTGCTGATGTTGGATCAGTGGTTCCGAAACCAGTGTTCACTGTAATTGTGTCCGAGCCGTTAAATGAATTGACTGTAACGCCTGTGCTATACAATGTGTGTGTTGAATATATCCTTTCACCTTCATGAAACAACAAGTTAGGATCAGTGTTCGCCACT